GCATGGCCAAAGGCAGCGGTGAAAAAATGAGAAAGCCTGGAGCGCCTGGCGCTCCAACGGCGCAGGCAATCCAGGCTAGTAAGGTCAAACCCCGCCGAGGAGGCCTAATGGGTTAAAGAAGCCTGATAGCTCGGCCACGCATTGGCATTATTTCGATCCACTTGCGTTCCTCCAGCCCTTTAAGAATGCGGTGCATACCATTGGTTGAAGACCGTTTTTTAATGATTGCCTCCCCGTCGATCTTACCGGCGCAACATTCTTTAACGGTGGGGAAAACGCCATGTTCGCGGTGATACATGCGCAGAAAATTATACACCTCATTCTGCACGGGTGTGAGGCCGACCTTATCCATTAGCTGTATCCTTCTCTTCGAGGCTCAAGACTTTATTATATTGCAGGCGCTTGTCCTTTAGCTCTTCCACGATTTCTGTGGGTAAGTTGTGGAAAACTTCTTGGTTTTGTTGCTCCAACTCTTTCATTTTGGTACGTCTGGTTGCCGGCGCTAACTTGTCCGCGCGCCTAACTTTCAGCAAGAGGTCGCTGTATGCATCCGCAAATTCTCCAGCGGCTTCGAACAACCTCGGTTCCTTCCCAGGAACAACCATCGCGAAATTATAGGCAGGGTCATTCTCGACTTGCGTCGGCACCACCTCAACTGCATCAGGTACGCTTTCTAACGCACTGGGGGCTTTGCCCAATTCCTCTAGCTTTGGTGGCTGTACGGCTGGCTGCGCGGGTGTGATGTTCAGTGGCGTCATGTCCTGTGCTTCCTCGACAGTCACCATGCCTTTAATCACGTCTGGGAAGCCATCTCGGATGGCATTGCCACGCGCGCGGTGCTGCAACATGCGCTCGGGGTATTGTTGCCATGGGCCTTGCTTGCCCCACAACCGCGCTTGCTTCGCTTGGGTGACAGAGAATGTTCGTTTGATTTCCTCTACCTCACCACCATGCGCGCGCTTGATGATGCAGACAGCGGTCATCGCGTCACCCGCACCATCGATGTATTCCTTTACACCAGTGCAGCGTGTGTCCGCTCTGACCATAGCCAGTAACGCATCGCCGTATACCGAAGGCTTTCCATTGATGACGGCTATGTTTTGCAGGGCTTGCATCGGCGCAAGGCCAAGCTCCATGCCCCACTGGATGGCGACCAGGGTATTCGCCGGTTTGCCTTGAAAGTCTTTTGGGACCATGGCTGATTTGCTTATGACTTCCGCGAACCGCATTGCTTCGTCCATTGTCTGCGGCTGAAGTGATTTGCGGTTGGTAACTATACTATTCATAACTAATTTCCTTTATCGCGAATTTGCTAGAAGGTGCCATCTCGCCGGTGAGCGACATCTTTTTCTTTTGTTTTAAGACCTCTGTGCTGGTGATTTCAAAGCCAGGCAGCTTCGCATGTTCAACTCCCAAGGCGTCCATGCATTGCTCAATGCCGTCGCGAATGCCTTGCTTGGTCTTCTTCCACATTCTCTCTTCGGCGCTGGCCTTGAGGTAATCACCACAAAGCTGGGCCACATCAGAATTAGTTTCAGGCAGCAAGTCACTGATATCTATAAACTCAGGCTTTGCGTCTTGAGCGATAGGCGGATATTCACCATCACTCTTAACCAATTCCCAAAATTCAGCGAACGCGAGGATCATTGCGTTGGCCATGTTCGGATCAAACTCGACCGGATAGAAATGCAGTTTGCCGCCTTGATCCATGCAGGCAATGATGCCCCAGCGAAGATCCGTGCAGAGCATTTGGTGCATGACTTGCATCACCCATTCTGGCTTCGGTTTGCCATGATGGTAGAAGTCGGTCTTTACCTCCATGAGGCCTTCGCCCTCGTGGATGGCCACAGAGCCGTCTGCCTTTTCTAAATGCAGAGCGTCAGACAATCTAATTATTCTATCAACACTAGATGCGATGCCCATGTCTTCTTTTTTATAGGCTACGTCTGGCTCGAACATTGAGACGGTTCCGCCGGTCATCTCTTCCAAACGCTCTTGCGCCCAGGATGCGACGCCGGCTTCTAGGTGTGTGCCACGGCGCAGAGCGTTCTGATTGCGTATCTCGTCAAGCTCTTCGACACCGGCCCGAGCCAGCTTGTGTTTGCGCAGAACTTCGATCCGATTTTGAAACGTAGTCTTGTGTAAAACAATCGCACCGGCTTCACTGCTACCTATTTCGTAGCCTGTTTTTGTTAGTTTGGGCATGTCTAGCGGCCCACCCAGTCGCTGTAACATTGATCAGAAAGTGCGCAGGCTATGATCATCAGATAGTAAACGGCGAAAATGAAAAGCAGTATTGATAGCGCAGACAGTATAGCCTCTACAGCCTGTACTGTTTTACAGTGCTGTCTGTTCTGTATTTCAGAGTGGTCTGAAGTTTCTAAGATAATACTAATTATCACTCTTAGTATTCCAGGCTTAGTTATAACCTTTTGATGTAGCACGAAAACCCCTCCTCTGTGGATTTATATAATTACAAGACGTTAGTACAAACATACTAGACTAACCGTCTGGTCTTAATTTAGCCCCTAAATTCACGATCATGTTGATACTTTACATCGTCTTTATTTAGGTCGTCACGGGCCAGCAAATCTGCATGGCCGCTTTTGTCTACCAGGCCAAAACCGGATACATACTCTAGATGTTCGGACCCTCTGGATCGAGGGTCTTTTGGCAACATATGATAAAATCTTTTGTTCATCATAGTCAAACTTAGTTGAGCATACATCGTTTTGTCTGAGTCTCGCAGAGTGTTTGAATTACGAATACGTTTTAGCTCATCTGTGATTTCATCGAACGCTTCAATAGTTTTGTTCAAATGATCAATATGCCACATCGGGATGTCGAGGCGGCGTTTAAATGTCATTTGACCAGTGCGCATATTATATACAGTCTGGTTCATCTTGACCCGCTTCTTACCGTTCTTTGTACTCATTGTTCAACTCCTATACATCCATTATTCACTTTTAGAATCATCTGTAAAGTGCAAGTGGGTTGTTGCGATTTCGTCAAATTGGAGCAGTTTTTGGTGTGCTAACACCAACTCAGTTGTAGTTAGGTTGTAAATCATTTGGCCATAATCATCGTTGCTGGCCATTGTAACCTCAGACGCTCGGATGTGCCGATAACTCGTTTCATGAGCGACAGCCCAGCCCTCCGTAATGAAGTGGTTAATTATTTTTGTGGCTGAGTTTAAACTGATACTCAATGCGTCCGCACATTCTTGTTTTGTTGTGCCGAGATATGCGGGGTCTTCTTCATTTTTATATGCAGCGATACACAAAAGCCGTGAAACCATGGCCCTGTTCGTCGTTGAATTAGCATAGCGCTTCAGGGCCGTGTCATCACGCGCTATTCTCATTTGCCAGCTATTTAATTCATGAATAATGATTTCATTGCAGAATTTTCTGTGTAATTTCGCACGTAAATCATCGGCGGTTATTTCCGCTAAGGTCATAACTGGTCCTTTCCGGTTAAGTAATAATTCCGAACGCTGCTGGTACTCCAAGAAGTCTTTTTGGCGAGGTCGGGGTTCTGTTGACGGCGCGGCGTCGGCACTTGCATTTTGTCTAGCTGCACCGCGATGGCGCGGTAACTGAGTCCACGACCGCGCAGCCCGTCAATGATCGGGAAGATGTCCGTGGCGCGTTCCACACTAGCGACACGATTGGCCTCGTTGCCGGCCTTGCCAGCGTCGGCCAGCTTTTCATGCACTCCGAGCTTAGTGATGGTGCGACCGGACTTGGCCACGTAGCTCCCCTTCTCTCTTATCTCAGACTTGATGAGTTTCAGCGCCAACTTGGTACGCGCTCTGATTTGTGCGCGCTCCATCTCAGCCACGGCACTCAGCAACCCGATTGTGTTATGATCCAAGTTGGGATTATCAACGACCACCAGTTTAATTTGGCCGGTCTTTACCTCTTGCTCCAAGAATCGCAGCGTCTCCCAGGTGCGGCGCGACATACGGCTGACAGAATAAATGACCATGGTCGCAGAGGTTTTGCGGCAATAGTCTAAGCAAGCATGCAATTCATCACGCTGATGCCAATCGGCACCTGAACTGACACCCTCCTCTTTAAACCATCTCAGCTTGTGGTCGCCGCCGTTGAGGAAAGATTTAATACCATGCTCTTGGCTGGCCACGTCCTGTGTGTCGGTTGAGACCCGCATGTAGGCCGCATAATGGCCGCTGTGTTCCGACCCGTGGTCGGCTCTAGTACTTATATTCATTTTCCCTGTTCCTTTCACTAGTTGTTCACCTATTAATGTCAGATAGCACTGTGCTAGCTGTTGGTCAAGTACCAGACGTAACATCAGTGGAATGGTAAAATGAGCAGTAATAAAGCAGTCCTATTCATGCGGACCCACCCCGCAGTAAAAGATGCGGTGGAGGCGGAAGCGAAGCGACAGCAAATGTCCACAAATCTGTGGCTGGAAGAGCTGTTGTGCCGAGAGCTGGACCTTAATCTGGAGCATCAACTTAAAGTTATGACCAGGGCTGCGGGACACATCGCGTGAAGTTTCAAAAGTACAAAGCCAAAAAAGTCGAACTGGATGGCGTCATATTCGACAGCCAAGCCGAGGCAAAGCACTTCTGGCATTCGCTGAAGCCGCGCTTGGAAGCCGAGGATATATCAAATCTAGAATTGCAGCCGGTCTATCGCTGCGAAGTTAATGGGAAATTAATATGCAAGTACATCGCGGATTTTCGCTATATAGAATGGAAGATAGAAGATGCGGAAGGCCGGCTCGGATACTGGGTGGTCGAGGATGTGAAGGGCTTCAAGACGCCAGTGTACAATTTAAAAAAGAAGCTGGTGCAGGCACTGCACCCAGGAACACAGATCTGCGAGATATCACCGTCGCTGTATCGATCCATGAAATACTCGTTGCCGTCGCACGCAAATCCGGCATAAGCAGCGTCGATCTGATTTCACCCTGCCGCGAGCAAGATCTGGTTGTATGGCGTCTGGTCGCATACGGGCTGTGCCGCGAACTGACCTATGCAAGCTACGCCAAGATCGGTCGCATCTTGGGCAAGCGCGACCACTCTACGATTATGAAGGGCTTAAAGCGACTTAAAGAGATGCGCGCAAACGACCCCGCCATCGATGCGGCATACATCAACCTGTCACAGCAACTCTCGAAGGCCTGATTTCTTTATGGCCAAAGCGTACAAACACCAGACCACACGTTACGTTGTAGATCGGAACCCCGATTGGCGTAGCAAGCTGGCCCAGGGCGAGATGTTCGAAGCTCGTGTGCGCAACTGGCTCAAAGAACAAGGTCACGAATGTTGGAAGCCGAAGGAAACACACTATGATCTGCGTATCAACATCGAGGTTCCTTTGTACGGCGCCCTGCCCCTTACTGGCGAATGTAAGTACGATGTATCAGCGGCCAGCACGCACAACTTGGCGCTGCAAGTCTTCGATGGCGGCAAGCCATCCGGCATCCATCCAGAAGGTCCAAACCCACATCTATGGTTTCACGGCGTCGGTGATGAGTGTTGGATCATCCGCACTAAGATCCTTCAGTCAGTGGTCGAAACCTACGCGCAGTCCTGGGGCGGCAAGATCGTCGAGATGGGCAACACGTCCGAGCAAGCCAAAGGCATACTGATGCCAATCACAGCAGCCAAAAAGGCCATCGGCGGTCAGTGGGTGACGTTATGAGGCATGTTGACCTGTGCAGCGGGATTGGCGGATTTGCCCTCGGCTTCGAATGGGCCAAACTAAGTAAGCCTGTTTTGTTCTGCGACATCGAACCGTGGAGCCGTCAAGTATTAGCCAAGCATTGGCCTGACGTGCCGATAGCTGAAGATGTAAAGGAACTGGCCAATGACCCAGATAGAAATGTTCCCGACTGCGATATCCTTTCCGCCGGTTATCCATGTCAGCCGTTTAGTCTCGCCGGTAAGCGCGGCGGAGAGGAAGATCCTCGCCACATCTGGCCGTACATCTTACGCATTGTTGCATTCAAAAGACCCTCTTGGTGCGTTTTCGAAAACGTTTATGGTCACCTCACATTGGGCCTCGACCAAGTGTTGCTTGACTTGGAAGCCGAAGGCTACGCCACAAGGACGTTTATTGTTCCAGCTTGCAGTGTCGATGCGCCCCATAAGCGAGATAGGATCTGGATCATCGCCAAAAATGTGGCCGACACCAACAGCACAAGACGCGAAGAACAACGGTGGCCCCAGCCAGCACAACCGGAACACCAAGCCCCTCAATGCGGAGGTGGGTGGCTCCCTGAACCCGCAGTGGGTCGAGTGGCTAATGGGATACCCAAGCGGGTGGACAGACTTAAAGGCTTAGGCAACGCAATCGTGCCTCAAATTGCTCAACGCATCGGCGAAACAATCAAGCGAGCTGACCTCCAATGACAGATACAAACACAAAGCAATGCCCGAATTGCGACGGTGAAGGTGAAGCCTTCTACGAGTTCTACGACTTCCAAGAGCGAAAGGCACAGTGCGAAGAGTGTAACGGATCAGGCACAGTAGATGACGACCGCGACGAGGACGAAATAGACTTCTGATGGAAAAGTCTAAGCTCACACCAGATCCAATACGAGATGCACCCGACGGCCACGGCGAAGGCCAAAGCCCAGGTGCAGTCTCGATCATGCCAGGTAGAGCCACCAGAGACCTGCGCTTCGTACAGTATCCAATGTCGTTCTTTATCCTGTCTTATGGATGCTCACACGCATCAGCATACACCGCGTGCTTCTGGGTCAATCAAGCCACCATTGCGCGTACTCTACAGATATCACAGCAAGCAGTAAGCCAGCACTTCAACAAGCTCATTGCCTGGGGATACTTAGAGAAGCTGCGCAAGGAAGCACCCGCCAGACCATACGGAAAGAAGGGTGCAATCTGGCGTGTCATATACGATCCAAGGATGACGTGGGAACAGGTACTGGCCAACGCCCCAGAGGTAGAGAAGACAGTAGAAGAGCTGGCAAAGATAGCTACAAAGACCATCGATCTGGCAGACAGAGGACCCAAAGGACACCTGACTAAGCCACGCAAGCAGCCTGTGGATAAGTCGAAGCATCCTGTGGATAAGTCTAAAGTTACACAAGCCCCACCTTGTAAACCTGCTAGCAGTGGTGATGACGAATACAAGCCCCAGCTTGTACAAACCAACAAGCCCCAGCTTGTACATAACTACTACAAAGAACTAGATAATAAGAGAGACATAGATGAGGGTAGTTGTAGAAGAATCTGCGCAAACTACACACGTGTGGTGCAGGAGACATACGGCAGAGGCTGGGTGTACGATGAGCGGCAGATGTCGATGGCAGCCGACCTGATCCGCATGGGATACACGGTCGATACATTCACCACAGATGCGAGAGGCGTGGTGCGCTGGCTGGCGAAGAACAACAAGCAGGCTCCACAATCATTGCAGTACTTCATCAAGCGCAAGACCAATGACAGCAAGCCCAAGGACGTCGAGGGCATAGTCAAACACCTAGGGTCGAAGATGAGGATGCCATGACTGTGCAAAGATCAGACGAACCATTAGTCTTTGCTCACCCTGCGATTATCGATAGGGCTAAGGCGCATAAAATATCTGTACGCGAAGGCGACCTTTGCCCCCCCGCCCCCCCGCGTATCTAGTGGGGGGTCACATAAAAATATTTTCCAGAAAAACATTGAAAGGAATTTTGGGATGAACAAGCGATACAATGTGGTGCAGGCGAAGTCTGTACCGAACCAAGAGAAGGCTATTTGGCTGAAGCATGGGGCTGCCTTTGAGAAGGAAGGCAAGATCAGCATTAAGCTGGAGAGCTTACCTATTCCGAATGCGGAGGGTGATATTTGGCTGAAGCTGTTTGAGGCGGATGACAAGCCGTCTGGATCTGGTGCGGCGGCTAATTACATGTCGGACAATGCTGGTGGTGGTCAGGCTCCTTGGGGCGCCCAGGGTGCCAAGCCTCTTGATGCGGCGCCGGCGGCTGCGGGAGGTTTAGGTGATGACGAAATCCCGTTCTAGTAAACCGGCTGGTCCTAAGAAGGCTGGTCAACAGAGCGTCCCCAACGTGGGGCGCTTTGCCATGGGCGATGTGCAGAAACGTGTGCGTGGTTCGCGGCTTATTTATGACAACCGCGATGACTTGGCGGCGGAGCTGCTCAACTTGGGGTCGAGCAAGATTACGGACATCGTGGATATCTTTGAGGATGACGCTGGCCGGCAGAGTGTGCGCCTGAAACCTGTGGGCGATATCAGTGATGCAGCGCTTCGAGCCATCAAGAAGATAAAGGTCACGCCTGGTCTGAATGGTGACACGGTGGAGGTTGAATTAATCGACAAGGTGCGTGTGTTGCAGATGCTGGCGAAGGCCGGTGGTTTGTTGGAAGCCGAGAAGGAAGTGGACAAGCCTTCTATCGTATCGATTGAGATGGTCATGCCGAAGGGGGCTGGTGATGGATAATCTTTCGAACTGCCCGACTTGCAATCACAAACTGATGACCTGGGATAGCCGACCGCATAATGGCTACGGCTACGCCACAATCAAGCGCAAACGCAAATGCGTCTACTGTGAATACCGCATTGTGACTGTCGAGATACCTATTGACTTGGGCAACAGTATTTTTTTGGAGGATGACCATGAGTGAAAAGCCGATACCTGCGGGTTTAAAGTTAGATTTTTCGTCGTCACCGACTGTGGCCAAGTTTTTTAACTCGGATGCTTTTGTGCGTGGATTGCTGGGGCCGGTGGGTTCTGGCAAGAGTTATGCCTGTTGTGCGGAGATATTTCGTCGCGCTGTTATGCAAAAGCCGTCTCCCAGGGATGGTATAAAGTACACGCGCTGGGCGATTGTTCGAAATACGCACCCCATGTTGCGGACCACGACGCTAAAGACGTGGCTGGAATTGCTGCCGGAACACACTTGGGGCAACGTCAAGTATTCACCGCCCATAACTCATCACATCAAGCTGCCCAGCCGAGACGGTGCTGCCGGTATTGACTGCGAGATTATCTTCATGGCCCTGGATGATCCGAAGGATGTGCGCAAATTGCTGTCGCTGGAGCTGACCGGCGCTTGGGTTAATGAGTGCCGTGAGTTGCCCAAAGCAGTGGTCGACGGCTTGACGCACCGCGTGGGTCGTTTCCCCACCAAGGCGGATGGCGGACCTACCTGGCGCGGCGTTATCATGGATACCAACCCCATGGACGACGACCACTGGTATTATAGGTTGGCTGAGAAGGAACGCCCTGGCGGCAAGTTTCGCTGGGACTTCTTTCGTCAGCCTGGCGGCGTCTTAGAGGTCGATCTGAAGGACTTGCCGGAGGAAATGCCCGAGGCCCAGGGGTTTATTCACCAGGGCGGACGCTGGTGGCAGACCAACCCGAAGGCCGAGAACCTAGGCAACCTACCAAACGGTTATTATGAACAGCTCTTGGGCGGCAAAAATGTCGATTGGGTTAGATGTTATGCTCAGGGCCAGTACACGTTCGTCCAAGAAGGGCGCGCGGTATGGCCTGAATACAACGACGAAATGATGTGTACCGATTTAGAAGCAGATCCGTCATTGCCAGTGCATGTCGGCCTCGATTTCGGACTGACGCCAGCGGCTATATTCGCCCAGAGGATGCCCAACAACACCTGGCATGTCTTGCATGAACTGGTCACCTTCGAAATGGGCCTAGAGCGCTTCTGTTCTATGCTAAAAAGCGACCTCGAAAGCCGATTTCCCGCCTATGAGACGCTGATCTGGGGTGACCCCGCCGGCTCGCAACGCGATATGATCTTTGAGACCACCGCGTTTGAGCATCTCAAAACGCATGGCCTACTGGCACGGCCCACCGCAACCAACGAATTTAGGACACGCCGAGAAGCTCTGGCCATTCCCATGGGCCGGCTCATCGAAGGCAAGCCAGGGTTTTTGATCGATCGCAAATGTATGCGACTGAGGAAAAGCTTGGCGGGTGGGTATCACTTTAGGCGCGTGGCCATCGGCGCAGGCCAAGAGAGGTTCCGAGATACGCCCAATAAAAATGAACATTCACACGTTGGTGACGCGGCGGGGTACTGCTTACTGGGTTCTGAGCATAAAATTATGACCAAGCGCCCTACTCCGGTCGGTGGCCGGCCTATTCAAGCAAGGGTGTTGGACTTCGATGTTTTCGGTTGATGAATTGAACCAGGTGATGCGCCTGGACGGGGTTAACCACAAGGTAGCGCCCTTCTCGCCCATGCACCTGCAGCTTTGCGAAATAAACGACTTCGATGAGTGGAACTTGAAGAACTTCCCAAACTACCAGGAGTATCTCACCAACTTTGCCGACCAAGGCTTGGCCTATACCGGCATCGGCGATGGGATTATTTACGCCATGTTTGGCGTTTACGAGTTTTGGCCTGGCTGCGCCGAGGCTTGGCTCATCCCGTCGAAGCATATTGACCGAAAGACCATAGCTTTTCACCGTGCTTCGCTGGCCTTTTTCGAGCATGTCGCCGCCAAACGGGGAATAAAGAGGCTACAATTCACGGTTCACACCCAAAATGTTCACGCTGACCGCTGGGCCAAGCGATGTTACTTTGAGCGCGAGGGCTTGCTGCGAAAGTACGGGCCAGACGGAGCTGACTATCGCATGTATTCAAGGATGTTCTAAATGGGTGGATTATTTTCAAGTCCGAAAGCGCCGGCACCAGATCCGGTTCAAGAGCAACGTGTGGCCCAACAAGAGCAGCGCGCCGACGCTGAACAAAAAGATGCCAAGCGTAAAATCCAAGCGCGTTCGAGCGCGCGTCGCACTGGCGGGAGTCGAACGCTGATGGCCCCTGGGGTCTACGGCTCATCTGAAACTTCTGAGCGCGCAGTTCTCACCAGAAGTTTAGGAGCGGGAAGAAACCCGCGCGGCTGACATGAAAACATTTAGAAGAAATCCAAAACACAGGGATATACGTGATGATGTACGGAGCCAAAACCGGCAAGCGGCCAATGAAGCGCGCGATGAGCAGCAAAACAAGCAGTCTTCGGAAGGCGACAGCGAAGAAATTCGCGAAGGCGGCGGCGACTGATGGTAAAAAAAGCACATCAAAATCCTAACGGTGGGCTGAACGAGGCTGGCCGTCGCCACTTTGAGAATAAGGACGGCGGCAACCTCAAGGCTCCAGTTAAGACAGGGGTCAACCCTCGGCGCGTTAGCTTTGCGGCTCGGTTCGCCGGAATGAACGGTCCAATGAAGAACGATAAGGGAGAGCCGACGCGAAAGGCTTTGGCCCTAAAGGCCTGGGGGTTCGGGTCAGTCGAGGCAGCGCGTAACTTTGCACAAAGGCATAAGAAATCATAATGGAAAGATCTGTCTCGGACATCAAAAACCGCTATAAGATTGCAGACACGCACAAAGAGCAGTGGCGCAGTATCTATGAGGAAGCGTATGAGTACGCGCTGCCTATGCGAAACCTTTATGACGGTTACGCTGAAAGCGGTACGCCAGGTCAAAACAAAATGAAGCGTGTGTTTGACAGCACCGCCATCCATTCTACCGCCCGTTTCGCCAACCGCATCCAATCTTCTTTGTTTCCGCCGCAACGTGCCTGGTGCCGGTTGCAGCCTGGCAACGAAATTCCAGAAGAGCGGAAGATTGAAGTCCAGCAAGTCCTCGACCTTTACACTGACAAAATGTTTGGGGTGATGGGGCAGTCCGGTTTCGATTTGGCCATGGGCGAGTTTCTGCTTGATCTAGCTGTCGGCACAGCGGTGATGTTGATCCAGCCAGGCGATGAGGCCACGCCTATCCGCTATACTGCTGTTCCTACATATCACATATGCTTTGAAGAAGGCCCGAACGGATCTGTCGATGCAGTCTATCGCAAGCTTTCGCGCCCGTTTGCGGTGGTTGAGCGCGAATGGCCCGACGCAGATATCCCTGATGACTTGCGCAAAGAGTATGAAGAAGACCCGACGCAAAAGATTGAGATGCTGGAGGCCACTTATTATCACGATGGTGACGTACACTACTGTCTGATGCCAATGCAGAAAGATTATAAGATTGTTCACCGGACTATGAAGAGTTTTCCGTGGGTAATTTCGCGTTACATGAAAGCCTCGAATGAGCGCTACGGTCGGGGTCCGGTGCTATACGCCCTGCCCGATATTAAAACGCTAAATAAGGTTGTTGAGCTTACGTTGAAGAACGCTTCAATCAGTATTGGCGGCGTGTTCACCGCTGTTGATGATGGAGTGCTGAACCCGCAGGCAATCAGCATTGTGCCTGGTGCCATCATAGGCGTCAGCTCAAATGGCGGTCCCCGTGGGCCATCCTTGCAGCCCCTCCCTCGGAGCGGGGACGCCAACCTGTCACAAATTGTCAGCAACGATCTGCGTCTAAACATCAAAAAGACCTTGCTCGACGAAAGTTTACCGCCTGATAATATGAGCGCGCGCTCTGCCACTGAGATTGTTGAGCGGATGAAGGAGCTGTCCCAGAATTTGGGGGCTGCATTCGGTCGTCTCATTACTGAAACGATGATGCCGATTGTCCGGCGCTCAATGGAGCTGATGGACGAGATGGGAATGATCGAACTGCCGCTAAAAGTTAACGGTCTGCAAGTCAGCGTCACGCCTATTTCCCCGCTGGCGATGGCCTCAAACATGGATAAGCTGAACGAAGTCATGCAGTTTATGCAGATTACCCAGAGCTTGGGTCCACAGGGCCAAACACTAATCAAGATGGACGCGGTGGGCGATTACATTGCCGATCAGCTCGGCATACCGGCGAAGCTCCGCACGTCTCCGCAAGAGCGAGAGCAGATGGCCCAGCAACAAATGCAGATGGCCCAGCAAGCTATGGAAAGCCAAGGCATGACACCGCCTGACGGAATGGGAGTACCGCCGCAATGAACCAAGCCGAGAAAATCCGCTCAATCAACAGCCCAGGCTGGGATGGCGTAGACGCAACAGTGACGCCACTTCGTTTGCGCGACGCAGACATAACGCGGTCTTTGAACACTTCGTTTCACCGCTGCTTTGGGACTGAGGACGGCCAAAAGGTTTTGGCGCATCTGCGTCATGTAACTCTTGAGCAACCGGCTTGGGTGCCAGGCGCTGACCCATCATTTGGATACGCGCGTGAGGGTCAGAACAGTTTAGTGCGTGAAATTGAACAACGAATTAGGAGAGCAAATGAGCCAGAGTGAAACCCCAGATGCTGGGATAACCGAGCAATCGGCCCCAGATGGATTGATGGCCGCAAGCGCTCTTGCTGAAGAGCAAGAAAATGAAGAAGGTCAAAACATTGAGCATCGTGCTGATGCAGATGCCGCCGAGAGCGAAGGTGAACCGGAGGTTTTTGACAAACCAGATTGGTTTCCTGAAAAGTTTTGGGACGAAAAAGAAGGCCCAGACCTAGAAAACATCGTGAAGTCTTACGAGGAATTGCAAAAACAATTCTCGCAAGGCAAGCACAAAGCCCCCGACGAGTACGACACCAACGTGCTGGACGAGGCCGGCTACGAGAAAGATGATCCGATCATCGGGGCCTATACAGAATGGGCCAAGCAATATGGGATTAACCAAGCCGCATTTGACGACCTAGCCGGTAAAATATCGTCAATGGCTGGCGAGAACCAGGCGCAGGCTAAGATGGACTACCAAGCCGAGCATAAAGCGCTGGGCAATAACGCTGATGAGATTATCAAATCAAACGTCAACTGGGCGGATGGTTTGGAGCGCAAGGGTGTGGTTTCGGAAGCCGAGCGCGCTGAATTGGATATGTGGGGCGGCAGCGCTGTCGGCCAACGACTGATGCAGAAGGTCCGCCAGATGACCGGAGACCTGTCGCAAATACCGATTGCCTCGGTGGGCGATGCCGGCATGAGCGAAGATGACTTCAAGTCGGACATTCAGAGCAAGATGCAAGATGCAAGATACGGATCAGACTCTAAGTTTACGCGCGAAGTAGAGCGGATGTTTGAACAACGCTACAAATAACGACCTCCCTGCAACTTGGGGCCGCTTCGGTGGCCCCATTTTTTTGTACTAATACCAGATGTAGCATCTAGTGCATTTACAAGCCCCAGCTTGTGTGGTATCGGGGTGGCGACTGACAACCCGATTGGGCCGGTCTGGCGTGTAGAAATACACCGCGCGCGGACGCATCCGCGAAGCCAGAGGCCGGAGATACTCCGACAACCTAAAAGGCGATTTATCTTTTTGGTTCAAGCTGGAGTATATTATGTCAACCAATTTATCCCCAGCATTCGTGCAGTTATTCGAAGCAGAGGTGCATCAGGCTTATCAAGCCAGCGCCGTTCTTCGAGGTGCTGCAAGGATGCGTACTGGCGTCATCGGTGACGCTGTAAAGTTTCCGAAAGTAGGAAAAGGCCAAGCGTCTATTCGCGTACCGCAATCTGACGTGGTGCCTATCAATGCTTCGTTTTCCTCAGTCTCAGTCTCATTGGCCGACTATGTGGCTTCCGAGTACTCAGACATCTTCAATCAGCAGAAGGTCAACTTCGACGAACGTCGTGAGCTGGCTCAAGTGGTCGGGAATGCTATCGGTCGTCGTGAGGACCAGATCCTCATCGATGCTCTGCAAGCAGCATCCGCTGGCACAACTGTCGCCAAAAACGTGGTCACGTCCGGTTCGGCAGCTAACTCAAACCTAAACGTGGGTAAAATCATCGCCGCTAAAAAAGGCCTTGATGCTGCTAACGTGCCGATGACAGATCGTCATTTTGTAATCCACGCCAACAACCTTGCCGGATTGCTCTCAGACGAGCGCGCAATAAGCTCTGACTTCCAGACATTGCAAGCATTGGTGCAAGGCTCAATCAACCAGATGATGGGCTTTACGTTCCACATAGTTGGCGACCGAGACGAAGGTGGTTTGCCGTTAGCAAGTTCCGACCGTACTTGCTTCGCCTTTCATCGTTCAGCGCTCGGTTGCGCGGTGGGTATCGCTCCTAAAACTGAAATCAACTACATCCCTGAGAAAACTTCCTTCTTGGTGACGTCGATGCTTTCGATGGGGGCCGCAGCTATTGACGTAACCGGCATCGTCGATGTCGTTTGTGCCGAATAAACAAAGAAAGGTTTGAAAAATGGCTTACGCTCTAACTGGACTTAACCCAATCGGTGGACAGTCCAAAAAAGGTTCTAACAGTGCAATGTGGTCCTACACTTCGGCGGACGCAATCGCGACTGTAAACTCAGCGGGATATTTCAACGCGGCCTCTCAGCTCCTGGCTGTCGGCGACGTCGTTTTTGTCTATGACAACAACACGCCCACGATGTCAATCGTGATGGTTGCATCCAACGCTTCTAACGTAGTCGACATCACCGACGGTACTGCTGTCGCTATGACAGACAGCGACTAAAATTCGGCGGGGGGCGGCAACGTCCCCCACCAACTTGTTTAGGAGACTGTCATGGCTGCCGGCGACACGAATGTTTCAATCTGCAACAAAGCCCTACTGTTTCTAGGGGCTGAAGCCATTACAAGTTTCACGGATGGCTCGGTGGCCGCTGATGCATGTGCCAGTATGTATACTGAAGTAGTAGCATCAACCCTCGGCATGTACCCCTGGTCGTTTACGATTGCAAAGACCCAGCTTGCGCGCGACACAGCGACCCCCGCCAACGAGTGGACCTACCAATATATTCTTCCATCCGACACGCTCCTCGGTGTTCCCCGCGCGGTTCGAGTCTCAAAAGCTTCTGGCGTCTCTCCGTATAAACAATGGGAAATCAACCAGGGGGCCGCCGGCTTGCCTGTCTTGATGACGAACGCCGAAGAAATTCATATTGATTACCAGAAAATTGTGAACGAAGGCGCGATGCCCTCTTACTTTGTGCAGCTCATAGCCTACCAGCTTGCTTGGCATATGGCCGAGGTCATCACTGACCAGACGACTAAGAGTGAGTATTGGCGTTCGATTGCCCTTGGCAGCCCTGGAGAGGGCCAGAGAGGCGGGTATTTCCGGCAAGCGGTCAACATTGATGCCGCCGGCCAAACCCCCAGTGTTATTAGCGACTATATATTAATGGATGTCCGCTAGTGGGGCGTATGAAGCAATACCAATCCGGATTCACTGTAGGTGAACTAGATCCGCTTTTGCGCGGTCGAATAGATTTACAGCAATACTACAGCTCAGTGGCGCTGGCCGATAATGTTTTGTTCGAGCCTCAAGGTGGTTTTAGCCGTCGCCCAGGACTGCGCTTTGTAAGCGACCTCACTGCCGACAATCCAAACAACGGGGTGCTGCTTATACCGTTCGAGTTTAGCACGGTTCAAAACTTTATGATCGTGGCTTCAGTCTTCAACGCAAGTTCAACTATCCGTCTTCGTTTCTATGCAAACCAAACTTTGATCGGAAGTATTAACGGCTCCAGCAATAGTTACTTAGATTTTAATGTAGGTACGCTCTACGACACCAGCGCGATTGACATGGACAAGACATACTTTACGCAAAGTGCGGATACACTGATTGTCGTGAACGAAGACTTTGCCCCGTTTTCTGTCGTCCGAGGTGCAAACAATTCGACCTGGACCGTGGCGGCTCTGTCACTAACTGCGCCAACGTCCCTTTTTTCTGCGACAGAGAGCAACCCATCCGCGACACTTACTCCAAGCGCCGTGAGTGGCGCAATAACTTTGACCGCCAGCGGCTCAATATTCACAAACGCTCATATCGGCCAATACGTTTTTGATAACACCGACTTCGGTCGTGCGCGGATTATCACTCGCACCAGCGGCACCGTCGTCACTGCGATTACAGAGGTTCCGTTTTTCAGCACGTCAGCGATAGCGTCTGGTGCATGGACGCTCGAAACTGGCCATGAAACCTCTTGGTCGAACACTCGCGGATGGCCCAGAACTACTACATTTCACGAAGGTCGTCTGTATTTTGGTGGCAGTGCTTCAGAGCCAGCCACATTGTGGGGTTCGAAGGTCGCCCAGTTCTTTAACTTCAAGGCTGCCGAGGGGCTTGATGATGACGCCATCGCCGCAACCCTGACCACAGATAGTGTGAACGCGATTACCGCGATGCGCTCGGGGAGAGACTTACAAATCTTCACCACGGGCGCAGAGTTTTTTGTCCCCCAGGCTAATTTGGACCCGATAACTCCAGGCAACATTACGATTAAATCTGCCACGCGCCGAGGCTCCAAGCTCGGCATTCGGCCACAAGCGGCAGAGGGCGGTACGCTGTTTATCCAGCGCCAAGGCAAAGCGGTTCGCGAAATGCTCTTCTCAGATGTAGAGCTGTCCTATGTGGCTAATAATATTTCGCTGTTAAGCTCACATATGTTAGTGGACCCGCAACGTATGGCCCTCAGACCGGCGACTGATACAACGGAGGGTGACTTGTTGATGGTCGTCAATGGCAGCGACACCACTGGGTTTCGAGCTAGCTCTGTGGGCTTCGCTGGGTCGATTTCTGCTTACATGCTAAACCGTCCACAACAGATTGTTGCGCCGGCAAGCTGGACCACAGACGGTGATTTCGTGGACGTCGCGGTCGATCTGGACACTATTTACACAGTCGTGAAGCGGACCATTGGCAACGCGACAAAATACTACCTTGAAACATTTGACGACGACCGGACGACTGACGCTTCGATACAATATTACGCTAACCCCGTGGCACCAGACCAGGCGGTCCCCAGTAACACAACTGCCGGTGGGCTGGCGCATCTTGAGGGCAAGACCGTTAAGGTCATCAGGGACGATCTGGTGGACTCTGACGGCACTGTGTCGTCTGGAAACGCCACGCTCGGCGGGGTTCCTAGCACTTATGCGGAGGTTGGCTTAAATTTTACAGTCACGGTCAAGACGCAACCGTTCGAACCGCGCATGGCCAGTGGTTCACAACAAAGCCAAAAACGCCGGATACTCGAAGTAACGCCCCTACTCTTCAAAACACAAAACATTACTGTAAACGGAAAAGATATTAACCTGGCGCAAGGCTCCCTGTCCGGCTCTGGCGCGGTCACCGCATTCACTGGTCCAAGAAAAACCCAAGGGTTTAGAGGCTATGACCGCGATGCACAAATCACAATTAGTCAGAGCCAGCCACTGTTTATGACAGTGCTGTCGCTCGATTTCAAAGTTAGCGTGGGAGCGTAAAATGTCAGCAGCAGTACCATTCCTAATAAAAGCCTTGCCGGTAATCACGTCGGCAATCAGCGGGATGGCAAAAGTGCGCTCGGCCCAGGCGGATCAAGTGCAGTACGAAATGAAGGCTCGCAACGAAGAAATAAAAGGTCGTATTGACGCTGTGAACTACAAGATGCAAGGCGCTGAAATATTGCGAAATATGGAAAGAGCTATGGCAGCATCAACAGCTAGATCCGCCGCTGGTGGCCTTAACCCATTCGCTTCTGGCGAAAGTGCAGATTTGATTAACACATACAGCCTGAATGTGGGCATCGGTGACAGCGGCTTGGCTCGCACTAACGCCATGCTTGCGCTTGATGCCAGCAAACGAAACGCAAGTCAGTTCCGCTCTGCCGGAAAATATGCCGTTCAATATGGTACGCTGGCGGCGGTTGCAGACTTCGGAACTAGTCTTTCTTCATTCAAAGGAATTGGTGGCGAAACTACCTCAGATTTAGCCCCTAAGACAAGTTCCCGACCCATGGGGAGGTCTTAATAATGGCAGAGCGTAGTGTCAGAACGCGTCGCGCCAACATGCAGCTATACACGCCGCAAGAAGTGGCAGCGCCGGCTCAAGCTATCGCGCGCGGGATGGGTCAGCTTTCCAATTCCATGGACCGCATGTCGAAATTCTTCGCTGAAAAAGCCAGTATGGAAGCCGAAATTGAAGGACAGCAATATGGCGCGCGAAACGCCCCGACGGCGGAGCAACTCCAAGATGCCTTCCAAAGCGGCGAAGAGCTTGAGCTGCCTGGCGGTTTTGGCACTGTGTTTGACCGCGCGGCCCGTAAGGCTGCTCTGGATATCACACAGACAGAGATTGAATTTGAAGCGCGTAAACGCATCAACGAAATTATCACAACTGCCACGATTAACGGCACAAATCCCTCGACCATGCTAGATGACATCGACGCTGTAACCCACGGTTTCGCGGCTACTTTCGATGACAATAGCCCAGGCATAGCTCGAAAGCTTCGGGCCGGTTTGAGCATCTTCGCCAATAGCAAGATGGCCTCTTACGAAAACAGCTACATAGCTGACCAAAAAGCCAAATCGAAATCCCAATTCGTTTCAACGCTTTTAGGGACGCTGGAAGGTTTAAGCAAAATAATAGAGTTTGGAATTGAGACGAAAGAGACTGACCCTGCAACAGGTCTGAAAATCTACAGGCCTTTAACCCCATCGGACTTTGTAAATTTAAAGCTGGGCGAGATTGAAAACGGGCGGCGGAAGGGCTTTGCGCCGTCGCAACTAACCACCATTGGCAATATGTTCGACGCGGGGATTGTTGAATCAGCTAATCGCGTTTTGATTGATAACGTATTAATGGGCGAATCTCCAAGGCTCGATATTATGTCCATAGGTAAAGGCCAGGTAAATAATCTCGACATTGCAGCGCAAAACGCTGTCGCCACATTGCGGGGTCAAAACCTGTCGTTTAATGACATCGCCAAGGAGTTGCAGGACCGCCGAATAGACGAGATTAGATACCTAGAACAAGAGAACGCCGACATGGATGCACGCACCGAAGTAGTTGAGGCTGACCTCACTGCCGAAGCGATTGGATTTATGATTGCAAACGACCCCGAGAATGCGCGCTTTTCTATAGACAAGATAAGCCTTACAGACCGAGAAAAAGCAATGGAACTTACAATAAAGCTCCTGGAAGCAGGAGGCGCACCGTTAGTTAGTAACCCAGACTCGATTGATTATTTAGAGGGTCTGCACTCAAACATATCGTATCCTGATTATATTGAACACTATAAAGATTTAAGTCTGAAAGACCGGAAGACATATTACAATAAAGCAGAAACGTATCAAGATGACGATGTTAAAACAGCTTTAAAAATTATGCAGGGCCAGTTGTCGTTGCCGGCTAACATTGAAGCTATAAGTGACGCCGACCCCAATTTTGCAAAGGTTCAAATCTTTCGCCAGTTATCCGGTCTGCTAGCCGCAGAAGCAGCATCAGCCAAGTCTCTCAACGTAGACATTGACCCGACTGAGGTGGCCATGCGGCTCCTGAAAGGCGTAGGTGAAAATATAGTTGAAGCCGAGAAACAAATGAAAATTACATCGGGTAATCAGATTATTAGCAATCTTCGCGACAAGGGCGGTTATGAACTGGATGACCTCCAGTTCGGTGAAGCCATTGTGATTGTGAAACGGCTCCGTGCTGCCAAAGCAGCTCGGAATGACCGTGCCATCCCAGAAGGTCTTTTAGGCGTGACAGTGCTTTATTATGACATTTACTTACAATCTCTTAAAAGGGCGATGGAATAATGGACTTGATGGAAGCAGCGCGCAAATCCCATGAGCTTCGCCGATCCGGTATGCACGATGTTGTCTTCCGCGACGGCGGTCTCCATGTTGAGGATTCATCGGAAGTGGCTAGAACCGAAGTTAATTTAGACGCGGTGTTCGCTTCAGCCCAAAGGCCTAACAGCTTACCTTTTCCAATGCCGACTGAAAAGAATATCTTTCCCCCCGATAAAAAAGATTTTAGGGAAGATATAACGAACCCCTTCCCAGGCGTTGCAAGGGGTGTCGGTAGGGTCATAGGCGGTACCGTACAGGACACCATCACTAACACACTTAGCCTCGTCGACGATGTCGGGGATGCTATAGACGACGTACCGTTTGGAGCATTTATAAGCAGATTTACACCTGGCCTGGATATGCTTCAGCGGCTGCGTGATGGCTCTCAGACAAGAAGCGGAGCGTCACTGGACGAAGCATTCAACCAAGATCTAGAAGCGCTTGGCATTCGCATTCCAGATAGCGATGGCACCGTAGAAACTCTTGCCCGTGGCCTGATGACATTCGGGGCTGGCATGGCCATTGCTCCAGTGCGCGGTGCCAGTTATCTAAATACGATGCTTCGCGGCGGGTTTGCTGATGCTCTGTTCGATCCAGAAGAAGGCAACCTATCCACGCTCTTGCGTGACTTAGGCTTAGATAACGCTGTATTGGAATACTTAGACAGTGCCGTTGACGAAGACGCACCCGCCGCCGAGCGGCTAAAGTCTCGGCTCATAAATGCTTTTGAGGGCGGCATTGCTGGCGCTGCAGTGGACATAATAGTAAAAGGTTTCCGTATTGCCAAATCCAATAAAGGATTTAGTGGAGCCATTCGTGATAAATTAATCAGCATGGGCGAGTCTGCGGACGCCAGAATAGATGCCAGAGACCCGAAAAACACTCTCAGCTCTGGCATGGACCCGACACTTATTACTGACCCAATGATTTCAGCGGCTGGCAGGGTGGCGGCAAGAACAAATAATACCGGCGTCCGCTCTGAAGGTGGCTTGCCTATTGTGCAAGGAAAGGGAGACGAAAATCTCAGGCTGCACCGTCAGCGCCTCTTAGCGGCGGTGGAAGAGGGCAAGGCGTACCCAGGCGCACCCCAGAACCCTAGAACAGTTATCAAAGCACCAGAAGGCTCTAATTTGCCTGACATGGTTGTAGGCGCTGTTGAGCCAGGTGATTGGCAAACTCGCATTGAAAGTTCTATGTCAAAAGAGGAAATTGCCAAAGCGGCTGACTGGTACAAAGTGGTTTTTGGAGAGTTTAAAACTCAGGCTGACGGCAACCCAGAAGAAATTGCCCGTTTAACTGACGCTTGGTTCGCTGGCCAACAAAACTCTAGCCCCACTCAAACGCTCAATGACGTTCTGTTTGTTTACGAACAAATTAAACGCGGAGTGCCAAAAAATGAGTTGAAAGGGAAAGGTCTGCCATCCGCAAACAAAATTGTTATAGATATTCTCACTGACTCAACTATTGAAGGAGGCGCGGGGCAAAAGATTTCCGACTTCCTTGACAGTGGATACGGAAAGAATGTTCGCGCAATTATGGGAAATAACCCAGAGGGCGGGTCGCCATTCGTAGTTGATATACATACTGCCCGTGACACTGGCTTAGTTGATCAAAAGTTCGTTAACCATCTTACGCGCTTGGGCTACGATGTCCCAGAAGGCTTAATTCTGGATGTAGGCGGTGGCGGCATTAAGGGGCCACAATACGAAAACAGAGCATTGTTTGGCCTACAACTTACGGAAAACCTCAACGATCAGAATTGGATGGGACGCTCTGATTGGGAGCCGGCAGAAATACAAGCAATTGGCTGGATGCAGCTTTCTGGCATGACCGGAGGGTCTAATACTGGCGGGGATGTTGTGGACGCATTTACACGCAATACACGTCGCATCTCAATGGAGGTGGATCCTGGGGCTGGTTCGCCATGGGCAGACAAGTTCGGAAATGACTTCGGCAACCTACCTCTGCCAGCCCGTCGCGCAATAAACGATGAGGTCACTGCAAGGGCTATCGATCTGGTCAATAAGCAGACAGGCATTACGCTTGGCTCAAATGTTCACGGCACCGGCGGGTGGGAGTTATTTCAGAACCCATCAACCGTGCAACAAGCTATTGCGTCTAAAGATACAGCAATCGAAGCTGGCGCACGTCTAGGCTATCTTCTCCAACAAACAGAGGTTTGGGTGAATGCACCGAAAGCTATAACTAAAACCCCTAAGAATTTTTCCATTGATATTGTGGAATTAGAAGGGGAAACTTTGCGAGATGGTGACCGCCTTACTGAGCTTTTTAATGCAATTATATCAGAAGAGCCAAACGAATTGTTTCGAGGCTATCAGCCAATCGTTGTAGATGGGAAACCTGGTATTAGAATACTAATTACAAATGATGCCGTTAAGGCTAGCCCACTGACAAAGGCTCAAGCAGTGGCATACATCCAAGAATTTGCGAATGGTAAGTTAGGTGAAATCACAGGTAGATTGAACTTTGATGCAGAGGTTGATATCATGGAGGCAGATCTAACTCAGATCCGTAATGATTGGACAAAGGATAAAACAGGTGGCGGTTACCAAAGTTACTTTAGTGGACAGTCCGGAAAAGATGCGTCCTCAGAAATCTCCATCGATGGAGTACTCGATACTGATGGGCGCGAACTTGAAGAACTCTTCGAGCGACGCATCCGCGAAGCCCAAGAAAACCAAGGAGGATCCAGCTCTGTAGCTGTTGACGCCTCTAGCGATGGAGGCGCAACAGATATTCCATTATTTCAAAACTATGATGATGCCGTAAGCGCTCAGAATGCAGAGCTATCGCGTTTAGCGCCTTCCACAATAGATGCCCAAACAGGAACTTCCATCGACAGCAGTTCGATTGATGTGGTAAATGGTGCTAAAAAAGCCGGAGATGGAAAATTGTCTAGCAAAGCACAAGATGCTGCCAATAAATTGTCAAAACAATTTGGCGTTAATTTCGAAGTGTCAAATCATCCAACGTCATATGGCAATAGTACCTACGTTTCTGGCCGCATTGCTGGCCCTAAAGGCACTTTTGTTGATGTTGGCTTTAGACTGTCAGATCATGGTACGGGTGATAAACGAAAAGCCACAGATGACTTTTTAACCATAATTGACGGCGGTGAAGTGACCTCAGAAACTCTTGTTGCTGAAGTCCAAGGACAGCTTGATAGAGCATTGCCAGAAATGCAGAAAGTGTCTGATGACCGTGGAGCAAAAGCAATCGCTCAAGCGGATGCTTTAAGCCGTTGGTCTGAATTGTCAGGGGATATGCGCGGAGAAATTGCTGTTAAATTTAAGGAAATGAGACCAGGTTACGCCAATAGTGTCCCTTGGAAGAAATTAACTAAACAACAAAAGGCTGACTTTGCAGCACGAGAAGATTTGCTTGGAGGAGGCGCATAATGAGTTTTTTAAAAGAACTAGCAAAGGCCGGCCTCAAAGCCGCTGACACAAAAATAAGCAAAATAGTGAAAGGTGCCGAGCAACGGTCATATGGCACTCAGATGCCTAGCGACGATGTTACGCCAGGCCCAGGGGGGAGCATTGTAATTAAGGCGGCGGAAGACGACGATTTGATGGCTCTTAATAAAGCGCTGGAGGAAGGCGGTTTCCAAGGCGGTCTAAACATGGGTCGCATAGGTGAAATATTCGAAAACAAATCAAGTGATTTTATTGGCCCACGTCCCGATAGTGGCGAAGCTGGCGGTTTTGATCTGGCAACAATTTTACAGAATGTTAAGGAAAACAATGTAGAGCTGTTTAACCACCTTCGCCGAAAAAAGCAATCTATGGAAACCCTCATGGCGATTGCCGAGCAAACTGGCTTTGAGCAAATCGTATACAAAATGCTAGGCCGAAAGCCTGGCGAGGTAATGCCAGCAGAAGACGTGCTGGGTGGTTTGGTCGCCCTCATAAAATTAAGCAAGGAAATGGAGTTTGGGGCGCGCAAGGCGCTTAATATGTCGGCGTATCTGCCCGAGCAAAAGGCTGCAAAAGAAGAAGCTTTTAAGAAACTAAAGATCATGGCTACCATTCAATCAAACCTCGCCGCACAGGTGTCGGGTAACGTCTCAGAATACGGGCGTGGCCTAGCCGTGATATCCTCCGCACAAAAACTTAAAGGCTTAGACCTTACAGCCTATGCGGACAATCTAAACAACTTTATCAATGAGATGGATGACGGCCTGATTGACTTCCATCTTCTCTCTTTCTTGAGAATGGACTCGCCAGCCGCCAAGGCTAAGTATGCTACGAAGGGTTGGGGCGCAAAGACTTACGATTTTGCAATGGAGAATTATATAAACGCATTACTCTCTGCGCCTAGCACGCACATGGTAAACATGGCTGGCAACGCAACATTTCAGTTTCTCTCACTGGGTGAGCGCGGTTTGGCGGGGGCTATCGGTGGCGTCCGCACGATGGGCGGCTTGCGTGGGGAGGTGGGCGACCGACGTTACATGGGTGAGGCTGCCGCAGAGGCCCACGGGCTTATGATGGCGCAGAAAGATGCGCTGGTTCTTATGTCGAAAACAATGGTCACTGGCGAGTCACCGGACATGGTTAATAAGATCGACCTCCGCGAGACGCGCGCATTGGGCAGCACCGATAACCTACTTGATGTTGCGAAGGGCATAAACCAGGGTGACTACACCAAATCAGCCATCGACCTTTTGGGCATAGCCACACGAATGCCAGGTCGCTTCTTGGCTACGGAGGATGAATATTTTAAGGTCATTTCTAGGCGTCGGGTCCTTTATCGTGAGGCGCATAGGGCGGGGCAGATAGCATTTACCAGCGCGCGTAAATCAGGGATGTCTAGGGAAAAGGCAACGGAATTATCTAAGGCTGAATATTTACGCATTATTCTAGATACACCGGATGACATAGATAAAATGATGGGAGCAGAAGCTAGAAAGCTGACGTTCCAAGGCGCGCCAGAGGGCTTCTTCGGCCAAATGGGTCCAGCAATCCAAGGCGTCCCTGGCATGAAAGTGGTTGTGCCATTCTACAACACGCCCACCAATGTTATAAACGAGGCAATCGACCGGACCATTAACTGGTCTCCGGTCTATCGGGGGATTAAACAATCAGGTCTCCCAGGGACAAAATTTATGCCATCCCTTCCAGAACTTATAGGGGGTAATACACCTGTGTCGGGCGTCGAATTTGATGATGCCCTATCCAAGCTAGCGCTCGGCAACTTTATTGCTTTGTCTATGTACGCTTTGGCCAACGGTGATTACGGCGACGATATAATTTTTACTGGCAGTGGCCCAGAAGACTTTAGTACCAACATTAACATAATGGGCGGCGCTAATGTGCCGAAATATTCAATCGGCATCAAGCGAGACGATGGCGAATACGATTTCACGTCGTTATCAAGGTTTGACCCGCTATCAGCCATGGTAGTCATGGGCATAGATATGGCCGAATACATGAGATACGAAGACGACCCGAATGCCGTCTATGCAATGATTAAAGCCTACACGCTGGGTGCGGCAGAATACGTTCAAAGTCTGCCATTATTGCAGGGACTGTCAGAACTTGTTGCCGCCGCCGGCGGTAGATACCAAACAAAAGAAGACCTTGGCACCCGCATGGCGAAGTGGCTTGGAACTCAGACCGCCAGCGTCGGCACTAACGTAATTGGCAACGTGGACCGAGCTTTGTTCGGGTTGCCCAGTTATGCCGTCGATACCCTATCGGGCGGGAAATATCAATTAATCGGTCAAACCAGTTTTTATGCGACGATGGAGCGCCTCAATAATCCTAATATGAGTAATACGATGCTACCACCAGGCAGAGACCCGATTTCCGGCACCTTATACACTCAAGCACCGGCATTCATGCAGGGATTTTATCTCGCGCTGCAAGATGCTAAGTCTCGAAACCCTGATTTTTCTCCAGAGTTACCACAGAAAATAAGCTTTTGGGGTGACCTAAAGAAGTCTGGAACTGGGCAAGTACGTGAAATGTTTAGTCCTTTCAGGATTCAGACAGGTGGATATACCCAGCTAGATGAAGAACTAATACGTCTGAGTGAGATTGGCGCCGGTTCGTTTGGCTTTCACAGCCAGAGGGTAAACACCACATTGCTTAACGGAGTACAATACAACGATTTCGTCACAGCCGTTAATACCGTAGACGGAAAAGGCCGGATGTTGGGTGACCTCGGATACAATCCAGACGACGCACTTCTACCCGCTTTAGACGACGAAATGAAAACACTGGAATATTCATTGCTACCGACAGATGAGGACAGGTTTGACGCATTGAATACAGTCCTCGGTGAACGACGTAGGGGCGCAAGGAAATTTATGGTCTTGAGCGACCCGCAACTTAATCTACTAGACATGGCGCAGTGACAAAAATGTATTTAAAGTGTACAAAGACTACAGGTAAGGATTGGTAAATGGCTACGTTTTCGATTTCAGCAACGGCAAGAAAAGCCCAGGCATCCGGCAACGGCAGCGCTGGCCCCTTCAGTTTCGCGTTCCAAGTAAATTCACAATCTGAAGTGGACGTCTTTGTCGACACGACACTCAAAACGCTGAGTACACATTACACTGTCTCACTTGCATCAAACGGCACTGGAACGGTTTCGTTTACGACCGGCAACTTTCCGTCATCATCCCAGACAATAACAATAATGGGTGACGCTCCACTGTCTAGGACATCTGTTTACACCTCCGGTGGGAACATTACCGCGGCGGCACTTGAGAGCGATTTCGACACGAACGTGATGGTTCAGCAGCAACAGCAAGAGCTTCTTTCACGAACAGTCAAAGCTCCGGTGGATGACGCCGCGAGCGTAGACCTGACGCTCCCAAATAAGGACGCCAGAAAAGGAAAAATCTTAGGCTTCAACAGCACAAGTGGAAACCCAGAAGCGACGCAGCAAGTAACTGGCGCGGCAGTTAATGTGTCCACTGTGTCGGCAGGTGGAAATGCAACAGCTTCTGTCGCTGTATCTGGCGGCACAGCCACTTTCGCGCTGGGTATTCCTACCGGTGCTACTGGCGCGCAGGGTGCGCAGGGTGCGCAGGGCAACGCTGGAAGTACTGGTCCCCAAGGCAACTCAGGTAGTAGCTACACTCACCCAAACCACAGCGGGGAAGTGACAAGTACTTCAGATGGAGCCACGGTTATAGCCTCGAACGTGGTCGACCAAGATAACTTAAAAGTGTCAAACGAGCCGACCAATGGATACGTATTGTCCGCTCAAAGTTCAAACGCTGGCGGTTTAACTTGGGTAGCGGCAAGCGGCGGTGGTTATAGTTTACCCACAGCAGCGGGTTCCACGCTAGGTGGCGTAAAGGTCGGTAGTAATCTTTCTATAAACGGAGCTGGCGTACTCAGCGCTACCGACACAAACACAACGTACAGCGTTGGCGATGGTGGCCTTAGTCAAAACAACTTTACTAATGAAGATCATACTAAGCTTAATAGCATTGAGGCTAGTGCGAATAACTACTCACACCCCAACGGCAACGGGAACGAACACATTCCAGCAAACGGTTCGGCTGGACAGTTTTTAAAATATGACCATGCAGGTACAGCCGTCTGGGCGGCTGACAATAACACAACTTACTCGGTTGGTGACGGCGGCTTGACGACTAACGACTTCACTAATGCAGACCATACAAAGCTTAATGGGATAGCATCTGGAGCCACCGCATTTACAAATTCAAACGCAGTGTCAGCCGTAACCGCCGCGCATCTCGATATGGGTGGAAAGCGCGTGTTGTTTGGCAACCTTTATAGTGCAGTTAGCGATTTGCCTAGCGCATCAACTTATCACGGAATGTTTGCTCACGTTCATGCTACTGGCCTCGCATATTACGCCCACGCCGGAGCTTGGGTGCCACTTGCGCGGTCGTCGGATATTCCCACGGTTGGAGACGGCGGTCTGAGCGAGATTAATTTCACGTCTGCCGACCATACGAAATTGAACGGCATCACCGCATCCGCGAATAATTATACCCACCCAAATCACTCCGGAGAAGTAGTCTCGTCGGCAGATGGGGCGCAGGTTATCAGTGACAATGTCGTTGACGAAGCCAACCTAAAAATCAGCAATACGGGCACAAATGGTCATTTTCTGTCGTATCAGTCCGGCAATACGGGTGGCCTCACATGGGCGGCGGCAAGTGGTGGCGGTGCTGACCTTTATGCTGCCAATGAAAGTAGTCCAACAGCACAACCTTCGGCAACTGGAACTAACTCAGTCGCAATTGGTGACGAAAGTGTCAGCACCGGAACAAACAGTTTTACTGGACCTGAATCCCGCGCCAGTGGAACGAATTCTTTTGCATTGGGCATCGCTAACAACAGCACGAGCTACGGCGCTACTGGTAATAACACTATCGCTATAGGTCAAATTTGTAAAGCCACAGCCAGCGGTGCTGTTGCTATCGGAAACACTAACTCATCTACAGGTGACTTATCATTATGTCTTGGGGCTGGCAATCTGTCTAGTGCCTCGGGTGGCGTGTGTATCGGCAGGGATCAATGGAATCCTAAATCTGATGCAATCAGCATGGGGAGGTATACTAAGCCTGATTCGAATAACTCCTTAGTATGGTCTTCTGGCAGGTTCAACGACCACGGGGATGCCCAATCTAGTACAATCATAGTACGAGCAGCAACCACCGATGCTACAGTTACAACAATGTCTACCGGACCTACTCCTCAAACCTACAATCAAATAAACATTTCTGTGTATAGAGCAGTGGCCTTCTCAGCACTAATTGTTGCTCGTGAAGATAAAGATAACGGTAGTGATAATGCTGCATTTAAAATCGAGGGATTGATTAGTAGAGAAGCAGATGAAAACACAACTGTTCTTGATGCTTCCAATAAGACTACGATTAGCAACCCCCATAGCTGGGACGTAAACGTATCTGCTGACACAACTACAGGTCTACTAAAGTTTGCTGTAACTGGTGCATCGTCAAAGAACATAAAGTGGGTTTGTACCGTAACAACTTCTGAAGTGAAATATACATAATAACTTGCGCGAAAAAAGGATATACCAATGGCTATTCAACACAATATCGTAGAGGGTGCCTCACAATATGGCATCGCTTTTAATAACGCTTACTACCGGATCGTGACAGCATCAGTCAGCCGCCAGCGCGGTGATGGTCCTAAGTTTACAGTAATGATTGACCTGTCAGCATATGCGACAGCAACACCAACTGATGACACTCGCGAGGTAGACTTTAAGCGCTATGAAGCCGACCTCGACGCTGTTGAAGCAGCATCTGGTGCTACGTTCACAGCCAAATGCTATGCGTGGGTTATGGGTCAAAGCGATATGTCTGGCAGCACAGCGGTTTAGGAGAACAATATGAGCCTCACGATAAATCACCAGACCAACGATATTTCAGCCACCAGTGGCTCGGTCACTGTTGATGGAAATGGCGTATCTGACTATGTACATATTAGTACACAAACAGTTAGCAGTGCTACAGCGCAAGTTGAATTTGATTTGAGTAGTTCCGCTTATGGTAGCTATTATATATTTGCACATGATTGTGCTTTTAGTGCCGCCCCTTCAAACGAGTATTGTTTATTTTTCATTTTTTATAATGGTGCATACAACAGTAATTCTGTTGGCACTAACAGAATGAGCATTAAGTATCAACGAGGGACAGAGAGCGCTAGTAGTATAGCAACATCTGCGGCTTGGGCATATACCACTACCATGCGTTCAGGCACCACCCCATCTACCTCGACAAGGTTTGGCTTTAGTGGAATGATTGGTGGACGGACTAATAGCCCAATTGATCTTAATGGTTATTTTGTTACCGGCACTAGTTCTTCTGCCGCGCCTCGAATTCGAGGTATTGCACCAAACACAAGTGGCAACATGACACATATGATAGTCAAACCTTCGACAACAACTTTTGCTGCAGGCAAATTCGCACTCTATGGATTGAAGGACGCCTAAATGAAAAAATTAGTAAACAATGTAAGTGTTGAAATGACCGCGCATGAGATTGAAGAGCATGAAGCGGCAACGCCGACCGCTTTGCTTGAGGCTTACGCACGGGAGCGTCGTGACTTACTGCTATCCCAAACTGATTGGATGGCTAACAGTGATGTTACCATGTCAGCACAATGGCGCACGTATCGTAGTGCATTACGCAACCTACCCGCACAAGCTGGGTTTCCTACAAGCGTAACTTGGCCGACTGAGCCTAGTTAATGATGTGAAATGTTTATTTGCTCTTATATTTTTAGGCGGATGTGCAGAAATAAGAATGCCGCCACCAATTTCATTGCCGTCACTTTGCATGGGGGAAGAAGCCTGTGAGAACAGGAAGTCAGCAAAAACTCTGGCGGATATGGGCTACATCGATGCGGCGCTTCAAATCATCTGTGACGATAAAAATGTTAAGGATATTCTGGAGGCGGAATGCGGTTCAAGTGTCTTGCAGTAGCGTTAAGTTTGTTGACTTCTCCATGCGCTGGACAAGACGGGAGCGTTGAGGGTGATTTTAATAGCAACACGGGAAACAACGGGAGCA